GTGCCGGACGCCTTCCCGCCGCCGCCAACAGGTCTCAAAGTCCCCGACTTCGACCTGCGTCCCTCAGCGCTGGTCGGATCGGCTGCGGCCCAGCACGCTGCCGTGGCCGCGGCCCCGCAGGCTGAGGCTGCATCTCCGCCTGCGGGGCTTGGGCTTCCCAGCACGCGTTCCGCGGGCTAGGGTCCGCAGCCATCGACGCCCCTGCAGGAGTTCCCTCGATGGCCCTCGCCCAACTCGCCACCCAGCTGCCCCCCTCGGGACCCGTCGCCTCGGGGCTCGTCGCGACGCCCGGTGGCGTCCAGGCCACCGCACTCCTGCTACCCGGCGTGGTCAACTACGTGGGCACCGTGGCGACCGCCGCCGACGCCGTGAGGCTCGCCCCGGCCCCCAGCCTCAACGACAGCATCCTCGTGGTGAACCAGGGCGCGGCCTCGATGCAGGTGTTCGGGTCCGGCACCGACACCATCAACGGCGTGGCCACCGCGACCGGCGTGGCCCAGGCCGCGGGTGTTGCGGCGCTGTACATCTGCACCGCGGTCGGCGCGGTCAACAAGTGGAACCGGTTCCTGCAGGCGTAACCCATGGTCGGTTACGCCCAGGCCCGCCCCGCCTCCGCCACGCTGCCCTCGACCTGCGGCGACATCCCGGCCGCCCGGCCGGGCGGCCGACAGCCCAACGCGGTGCCGATCATCTACGACATGGTCAACGTCCTGGCCGTGGGGACGATCGGCGACAGCGTGCTGCTGCCGCCCGCCCTGGCGGGGGTCAGCGTGATGGTCTCCAACCGGGCGGCGCTGTCGATGCAGGTCTTCGGGCGGGACCTCGACACCATCAACGGCAACCCGGCCAGCATGGGCATCGCGCACGGCGGTGGCCTGGGCGGGCTATACTGCTGCGGGATGACCGGCGCGTGGACCCGGTTCCTGCAGGGCTGATCCCTCTTCCGGTGGCCCAACTGCCCCAGCCGCGCAGCGGCTGGGGATTATTTTAGAGCGCTGTTGATAACTTTTGCGCCGCCCGGCGCGCGGGGCTCCACGTCTTAGGGTGGCGCTGGTTGAGCGACTGCTCCTTGCGGGTCGCCCAGCGGCAGTTGTCCGGGGTGTAGTGACCGTCGTTGTTGCGACGGTCGAGGGTCAGGCCCTTCCGCCATGTCGGTCCCATGTCCTCCCAGAAGGGCTCGAATGTCGCCCACCGGGCGCAGACCGTGATCCCGCGATCGAGATAGCTCTTGCGCATCTTGTGGTGCGTCGAGGCGCACCGGCGATGGGTGTCGATCCAGGCCCGATACCCGGGGTGCTTATACATTCCATGCGTCGTGTGCTGTACTCGGGTCACCTCTCGCCGGTGGCAGCCGCAGGATGTGGTGTCGCCGCGGCGCAGGACGTAAGCGTAGACGGCATGATTGTTCCCGCAGTCGCATCGGCAGGACCAGAGCGCGCCGGACTTGCGGTGCATCGCGAGGATATGGTCGGCCACGAGGCGTCCGAACCGCTGGCCTGTAAGGTCGAGGATGGGTGTCGGCATGATGAAAGTCTGGCATGACAGAGACCCTCACGTACAGCCCCCCACCGTCCGTCTCCGGGTTCTTCATCGACGACCGGTTCGTGAGCCTGATCGTCGGTCCAGTCGGCAGCACGAAGACGACTGCAGCCATCATGAAGATCGCGTATCACGCGTCGCAGATGGCTCCGTGCAGGGACGGCGTCCGTAGAAGTAAAGCCGTCTGGGTGCGTAATACTCGTGAGCAACTCAAGGATACGAGTATTCCCGATTTCTTGCGTTGGTTCCCCGACGGCATGGCCGGGACCTTCGTGCGCACCGACCTGAAATTCCTGCTCCGCTTCGGCAATGTGGAATGCGAGGTGCTGTTCCGTGGCCTGGACGACCAGAACGATGTGCGCCGTCTACTCTCGCTGCAGACGTCATTCGGCATCCTCGACGAGTTTCGAGAGATCAACCAAGCCGTCTACGACGCCCTCCAGGGCCGGGTCGGCCGCTACCCCTCCAAGCTCGACAACGGGGTCGGCTGCGTCACCGACGACGGCCGGGAGAACAAGCACATCTGGGGATGCTCCAATCCCCCGGACATGGACACCCACTGGGAAAAGCTGCTGACCGACCCGCCCTCGAACGTCAGCGTCCACTTCCAGCCGTCGGGGATGTCCGCGGAGGCGGACTGGCTGGAGTACCTGCCGCAGGACTACTACCCCAACCTGATGAAGGGGAAGTCCGAGGACTGGATCGACGTCTACATCCACGCCAAGTTCGGCAAGATGCTCGCGGGCCTGCCCGTCTACCGGACGTTCCGGCCTGAGTTCCACGTCGCCAAGACCCGCCTGCTGCCGGTGCGCATGTCCGAGCGGCCGCTGATCATCGGCATGGACTTCGGGCTGAACCCGAGCGCGACGATCAACCAGCTGGACCTGCGCGCGAGGTTCCTGACCTACGACGCCCTGACCAGCGACAACATGGGCATCGAGCGGTTCCTCGAAACCAAGCTCAAGCCCCTGCTGGCCAGCAAGTATCCCAACTTCCCGGTGGTGGTCGTGGGCGACCCGGCCGGACAGGCCCGCGCCCAGACCGACGAGCGGACCTGTTTCGAGATGGTGCGGAAGGCCAAGCTGACCTGCTTCCCGGCGCGCACCAACGTCACCGCCGCGCGCATCGCCGCGGTCGAGAAGTTCCTCAACCGGCAGATCGACGGCGGCCCGGCCCGGCTGCTGTGCCCCGAGGGGGCGAAGTTCCTGATCAGCGCCTACCGAGGGGGCTACCGCTACCGCTATCGTAAGAGCGGCGACGCCGAGGACGCGCCGGACAAGCAGAGCCCCTACAGCCACATCGCCGACGCCGACCAGTACGCCTGCCTGCACGCCGACGCCGAGCAGGGGGGAAGCGACTGGAACGCGCGTCAGCAGGCGCGGCCGGTGCAACGGGTCAACGCCTTGGGCTGGACGTAGGCGCGCACACGAGGGATAGGATCACCTATGGCGATCGGTGCGAACCCCTATGGCCAACCGGCGACAGTCGGTCCCCAGCCTCAGCCGGGCGGACCGGGCACCGCCGTGGTCATCCAGCACCCCGCCATGCGGGCCATGTCCCTGGGCGCGCTGCAGGCCCAGGAGAGCGACGCTCGCGCCGCCGCCGAGGGGCGGCAGGCGCAGCCGCTGATCACCGGGCTGGCCGGGCACATCCACCACAAGTTCTGGGTGGCCAGGGATGCCCGACGTTTCAGCGACGTCGAGCAGCGGATGATCGACAACATGCGGGCGCGGCGCAGCATGTACACGCCGCAGAAGCTGGCGGCGATCCGCATCGAGGGCGGGTCTGAGGTCTATGCGGGCATCACCGGGCAGAAGTGCCGGGCGGCCGCGGCGTGGATCAGGGACACCATGATGGCCACCGGCGAGGACCGTCCCTGGTCGGTGAAGGCCACCAAGGTCCCCGAGCTTCCGCCCGAGATCAACGACATGATCGTCCAGCAGGCGATGGAGCCGCTCAAGGACCAGCTGAAAGCCGCGGCGGCGGGGCAGGGCGAGCCGCCCGACCCGATGGCGACCATCCACATGATGTCGATGATGAAGGACCAAGCCCTGGAGGCGGTGCGCCAGGAGGCCGACAAGCGCGTCGAGCGCATGGCCGACAAGATGGAGGACCAGCTGACCGAGGGTGGGTTCCTCGATGCGATGGACGACTTCATCAACGACCTGACGACCTTCCCGGCCGCCGTCCTCAAGGGGCCGGTGATCCGCATGAAGCCGACCCTGACCTGGGGGCCGGACGGCCAGCCGGTGGTCAACGTCAAGCTGGTCAAGCAATGGGACCGCGTCGACCCGTTCAAGTTCTACCCCTCGCCTTCGGCGACCACCGTCGACAACGGCGACATGATCGAGAAGCACAGCCTGAGCCGGGGCGACCTGCAGGACCTCAAGGGCGTGCCCGGCTACGACAGCGGCGCGATCGACATGGTGCTGGAGAACTACGGCCGTAGCGGCCTGCGCTCCTGGCTGTACGACGACTTCGACCACGAGGACGCCGCGGGCCGCCCGTCGACGCCGCTCGCCTCCAACCCCGACCAGCTGATCGACGCGCTGCAGTACTGGGGCAACGTGCAGGGTCAGCTGCTGCTCGACTGGGGGATGACCAAGGCGCAGGTCCCCGACGCGATGAAGGAGTACCAGATCGAGGGCTGGCTGATCGGGCCGTACGTCATCAAGGCGATGCTCAATCCCGACCCGCTGAACCGCAAGCCGTACTACGCGACCAGCTTTGAGCGCGTGCCCGGCAACTTCTGGGGACACTCCGTCGCCGACCTCGTGCGCGACCCGCAGGACATCTGCAACGCCGCGGCCCGCTCGATGATCAACAACGCCGCCCTGGCCTCCGGTCCGCAGGTCGGCATCCTCACCGACCGCATCGCGCCTGGGGAACAGATCACCCAGTTGAAGCCGTGGCGCATCTGGCAGCTGAACTCGGACCCGATGGGCGGGTCGACCAGCGACCCGCCGATCCGGTTCTTCCAGCCGCAGTCGATCCTCGGCGACCTGATGCAGCTGTTCGACAAGTTCACGGTGATGGCCGACGAGTACTCGGGCATCCCACGCTACATGACCGGCAACGCGGCGGCGGGCGGGGCCGGACGCACGGCCAGCGGCATGTCGATGATGATCGGCAACGCCGGGAAGATCATCACCGCGGTCCTCCAGAACATCGACCTCAACATCATGGAGCCGCTGCTGGAGCGGCTGTACTACTTCAACATGCGCTACGAGACCGACCCCGAGCTCAAGGGGGACGTCTGCATCGTCGCCAAGGGCGCGTCGAACATCACCGCCAAGGACGCCGCCCAGGTCCGCCGCAACGAGTTCCTGGCGACCACCGCCAACCCGATCGACATGCAGATCATGGGCATCGAAGGCCGGGCCGCCGTGCTGCGCGAGACGGCGAAGACCCTGCAGATGGACACCGACAAGGTGGTGCCAGATACCGACACGCTACGGCAGAAACTGCAGGCCCAGCAGGCGATCCAGGGTCCGCCCGAAGGCGGCGCACCGGGCGCGGGCGGCGCGGGCGGCGGGCCTGCGGCGGGTGGTGCTCAAGGCGGCACGCCGCCCGGCCCGGGGGCGACGGAGGGCAACCAGCAGACCCTCGGCAACGGAGCACCCGTCACCGATACGTTCGGGCCAGGGCATTGACAAAAGACGCCAGCGACATCAGCGTCGCCCACAATGCTCACGACCCCGTCTCCGGACGCCCTCATCGCCCTCGTGCAGATGCAGGAGACACCGAGATGGCGGGAGATCGAGGGCTTGATCGAGGCCGAGATCGAGGCGCTGACGCTCCGCCTCCTGGGCGCGCGGGACACCGCAGACGTCCATGAGTTCCGAGGCAGGGTTCTCGCTCTCCGAGAATTCCGGCAGACCGTGCTGAGCGCCCGGTCTATGCTGGCCAAGCAGGGACGCAGCGCGCCCCTGGCGTAGCTGACCATAGGGGACACCGGCCCGTCCGACCCCCGAGTTGCAGCTGGAGACGTAGATGATCGACCGTGTGCCCGACGCCGTGAAGCGGCAGGCCGAGGCTATGGAAGCCCTGGACGAGGAAATGGCCCGAGCGGCCGCTCCGCCACCCCAGGAGACCCCAGACCCCCCGGACCCGGAGCCCCAGGCCGAGCCGCCCCCGACGCCGCCCCCGGCCGCCGAGGACTGGCAGCACAAGTTCCAGACCCTGCAGGGCAAGTACAACGCCGAGGTTCCTGGCTTGAGGAACCAGATCGCTGACCTGAACCGGCAGATCGAAGAACTCCGCGCCGCCAAGCCCGCGCCGACACCGGAGCCAGCGCCTGC